GTAATCCAGATCATTCAGATTCAACAGGCCATGGAACAGCAATGGCTAGTTTAATTAATGGTGCTAACGTAGGTGTTTCTCCAAAGGCCAACGTTTATAGCATTAAGGTTATGAACAATGTTACAACTACTGCAACTATAGGACACATGTTAGAAGCAATGAATGTTGCTTTAAATCATCACTTACTAAGTACGCCTTCCAGAGCAAAAGCAATATGTTTACCATGGACTACATCAAAAAATAGTCTATTAGATGCTAAATTAGAAGAATTAGAAACACATAATATGATGGTTATCTGTTCAGCAGGTAATAATGCCGCTGATGCTGACAACTACTCACCAGCAGGTCTTGATCAAGTTATGACTGTTGGTGCTTATAATACAAATTATCAAGTTGGGGCATTTGGTGCCAATGCAACATGGTCAGGTGGTTCAGCAGGTTCTAACTTAGGAGAGGAAGTTGATATTTATGCATTAGGTTCTAATGTAAGTATCGCTAAACATGATGATGCTGATGGTTATGGTACTTCTTATGGAACAAGTCCTGCTACTGCCATTATTGCTGGTTTATCAGCACAATATGTAGAGCAAAGTCCAAGTGCTACAGCAACCCAAATTAAATCGTTTATGGTCTCTGAAGGTGATAGAATCAATAGAGGTGCAAACATAACTTTTGATTCAGGTCTTATTACATCAACAGGTGCTAATGTAAGCACACTTAAAAAATCAATTGGTGTAAGTCCACAGGTAACTGATGTAAGTTTATCTACAATGCCTTCAGGTATTGTACTTACGGTTAAAAACGGTGAAACCGGTACAGTTAATGTAGGCTTAAACGCAAGTGCGTCAAATGTTAGTGTATTAGCATTTAGTCCTGTACCACCATTTGCTACATTTAATACTAGTACAGGTGTACTTAATGTAGATACTACAGCAAATATGTCAGGCGTTACAGTTCCTGGTAAATATCACTTTGCTGTAAGAGGTGAGATAGAAAGTGTCACTAAAGTAGAAGAATATACAATAGGACTTTATACCACTGAAGAAACTGAAATAGATGCGGCTAATGAGTATTACTGGGACGGATCAAGTTTCGACCAAGTTGTAAACTTTACATCTACCAAAGAGTAATCTTAAATCTTATAAAATCTATTAAATAGAGATATGGATAATATCTTTATAGATCTCACATCTAAGAATAATCAATATATCTGTGTAGAAGAACAGGGTTCTTGGCTCTTCCATAGATTCGGAAAGAGACATGTAGATAACGAAGAATTAGATTTCAACATTCTTAGAAAACATCTCAAAAAAGAATCCCCAAAACAAATAACTCTTTATAGTATTTTAGGTGACCCAATGGAATATACTAGAATATTAGACTTATTACATTTCTGCAGAAGATCAGACATTGTTGTAAATATTAATACTAACGGATTTAGTAAAAAAATAGAAAAAACATTAGGACATGATATAGAATATTGTTTTAAGATATATGGATACAAAAATACATTAGATGTAATTATACCTCAACCAGATAAAACTTTGTATAAAAATTTAAATTTAAATTTCAAATGTAAACCAAGAATACAATACATGCTATATGAACATAATCTTTGCGATGTAAAAAATGTAATAAAGTTATGTGAGAAAAATAATTATACTTTAGAAATACATCCTGGAGTTTGTGTATATAACAATTTAAATCATGTAATTACAGAAGAAGGAGATTGGTTGTATGATATTAAAGGTGTTGTAGAATACGACTTTGATTGTTTTTATAAACCCTATACAGAATTTACAGAATTAAAAAAAATATTTAAAGGATTTAAAAAAGTAGATTACGACTTTGTAAAATCTAACGAAGGATGGCACTTACTTAAAAATTATGTAAGAGATACAGGCATAAGTATTTTAGATGCTTCTATGCCAAATATACATTGTAGAGAAAAATATAATAATATAGACTGTATATCTTATAAGGGACACATATTTGACAGTATAGAGAAACTATCTATTGTTACAAATGCTTATGTGCCTGACTGGACTTCTGAGAAATTTAATGTCAAAGATGCTTATCAAAAAAATATATATAATATTTTATGTGAGTTTTCCAATAGTGATAAAAAGACTATAGAGTCTTTGATATAGATATATCAGAAATATTATTGCAGAAGTCAAAAGGACATACAGTTTTAGTTTCTGGCAATTCCCATGTATTGTTTGATATATTACCAAAGTTTTTAGCACCACACCAACTACCGTATATCTCGCCACTAGCATCTATATTTAAACTTTCGAATCCTAAATGACATCTAAGTCCTCTGAATGCATTCAGTCCTTTATCTATTATTTGATGTCCTTGTACATATTCTGCTGTACCATCTTCATATAAAAATTCTGTCATAAATGCATTAGGATCAGGAGCAGGAAAATTATCCTCAACATCAGATTCTCTTCTTGTTTCTTGCTGTTTAATTCCTGGTCTTTCTAACACTTCTTTTTCTTTGTCCGTGTAATCCCAGTATGTTTTTTGCTTACTATGACGTCCTAAGAGCTTCTGATACATAGTTTTTACGCATATACTTACATGATTATAATCATTTAATTCACAATTAAAAAATAGATCTCTAAGTTCTTCTGCAAATTCTCCAAGTTCCTCTACTTGTCCGCCTATACCTGCTATGTTAATATCTATGTAAACATCTTCTTTTATTTCATTAATAACATCTATAAAATGTTGTTTATCCTGTGATAATGGATGAAATGTTAATACTACTGAATTCATATATTGTTTAGCCTTAGACCACCACTTTACTGTTCTACTGGCATTCGTATATACTGTACTATTAGTTTTGTGACTGCTTATTGCTCTAATTATATCTTCAAATCCAGGAATAACTGTAACTTCTCCGCCTATTAATTCATAGTCTACACGTTTACCTAAACTGTTATAATATTCTGAAAACCTATTTATTGCATCTATATACTGTTCTTTTTTAAGCCATGGCTTACTGCCGTTATGTAATTGAGGGGGACAATACTCACATTCGTAATTGCAAGAATTACCCATGTTCCATTGTATTCTAATATGATTATTGTCGTTTCTGGCGTGAGGGCCTTTTACCGAGACCAGGTTAGGCATGTTAAGGAGTGAATACTGAGATAGCACCAAATGATACAGAGTGTCCACAAGTGGTAGGACTTCCTACTCTTGCTACATTTTTCCCTTCAGCAAAAACAGAAAAACTACCTAACAAAATCATAGAACTTGAATGAGGGGGTTCGCCGTGCGGTGAGACACTATCTCCTATTAGTGATACTGGCATTCCTTCGCAAAATACGGTAGCGGCACAAGGTCCCATAACCATACCAGGGCCTACCATACTAAATTGTTTTGCCAATTGTGCCATAATAGTATTTATCTAATTAACTATCGTCTTCTGGCGTCTCTTCTGGTTTTTCTTCTACTATTTTTAAATAATCTTCTGCACTTTCTTCTATAGTTTCACTAATAGATAAAATCTTATCTGTTGTAAAATCTATTTGTTCTGTTTTAGAAGTAAATGTAAATGGTACTACTGCAATTGAATTATTTTCATTATCACCTGCATTGCCTAATACTACCATCCTAGGATGTGTAAGTACAATTAAATTATTATCGTCATTGGTACCTATAAATTTACCTATAATTTCTAATCCTGTTAATGTTTTAATTGTAACTACTTTATTAAGAAATTGTTTTAATTCTATTATCATAAACTAAAGCCTTTAAATGTGTCTCCATCTACGTCTTGTTTTGTACCGCCTATAACATAAGATGAAATTTCTGTTTCTTGTGGTGCAACCTGTACTGAACTACCTGTTATCCATTGTTGTGTCCAGGGTAAAGGATTGGTACCACTATTATATATCTTTTCCTGCCCTACGGCATGCATTCGTTTGGCCGCAATATATTCTACATATTGCTTTAGTAGTTCTGCATTTAGTCCTATAATACTACCGTCTTTGAACAAATATTCTGCCCAGGCTTTTTCTTGCTCTACTGCTTCTACAAACATTTGGGTACATTCATCATATGTTTCTTTTTGTATTTTAGCAAAGTCTTTATCTTCTCTAGGTAAAAACTTTAGCATTTGTTGTGTACTTGCTAAATGAACATTCTCATCTCTAGCAATAAGTTTTATAATTTTAGCATTACCTTCCATTCTTTTAAGTTCAGCAAATGCCCAACTACATGCAAATGAAACATAAAAACGTACACCTTCTAATATGTTTACACTCATCAAACACATCCATATTCTTTTCTTATGCTCATATAGATCGTATTTTTTACTTTCTACATCTCTTAATGTATTATACTCTATTAGTCTATCGTAGTTTTCTGTAATACTATCTGCACAATCACATATTTCTTGTATGTCTAGCATTTCATCAAACACTTTGCTAGGGTTAGAATATACGTTTCTTATAATATGTGTATAACTTCTACTATGTATAGTTTCACTGAATGCCCATGTTTCAATCCATGTTTCTAACTCAGGAAGACTAACCACAGGCAGAAGAGCAATATTAGGTGAACGACCCTGTACACTATCTAATAAAATTTGTCTTTTTAAATTACTTGTAAAAATATGCTGTTCATGATCTGTTAAATTTTTAAAGTCAGTTGCATCTTTAAGTATATCAACTTCTTCTGGTCGCCAAAAGAATCCTAACTGTTTGTCTGTTAGTTTATCAAACTGTTTATACTTTAAAGTATCATATCTTTGGACTACAGGCCCTCCTGTTGGGTCTAAGAACATTTTTACTTTAGTATGATCTGCTCTATTTTTTGTATTTAAAACTGTCATTATATTTTACAACTCTCGCAATCTTCGTCATCTATTTCAGTTATTTCTAACTGGTCTTGATTATCCTCTTTATGTATATCTATTTCACCTTGTCCATCATAGGTGTTATTATAGTATAATTGTTTACCACCATATTTATAAAACATTAAGATATCTTGTATCAGCACACTCATTGGAACTTTCTCATCTTCATAATGTTCTGGATTATAAGATGTATTTACCGAAATTCCTTGATCTATGTACTTTTGTAGGACCGCCATTATCTTTAAATAGCCTTGTGGAGACTTTTGGTCCCATAGCAAGTCATATTTATTTTTATAATAAGGATATCCTGGTACTACCTGTTTCAATACTCCGTGTTTGCTTTGTTTAATACTTACATAACTACGTGGTGGCTCAATACCGTTTGTACTATTACTAATTTGTGCTGATGTTTCTGCTGGCATTAGTGCCATTAGTGTACTGTTTCTGATACCTGTATCTTTTAATTGTTGCCTTAGTCCTTTCCAATCTTGTCGTTCTTTATGTTTTACTAATTCGTCTACATCTTTCTTGTACGTTTGATTAGGAGTGATACCTAATCCATATTTTGTTTCTTCATTACCTAATATTGCACCTTTTTCCACAGCCAGATCTGCACTTGCTTTTATTAAACTATAACTCCATGCTTCTGCCCATTCATCTACAAGTTCTAAATTAGGGTCTTGATAATTTGTATCGTTTTTTACTAACCAGTATGCAAAATTTATAATACCTATACCTAGTGGACGTCTTTTCATTGTACTAAGTTCTGCCGCTAAAA